AAACTCGTTCTCGCTACATAGTGGAGCAGCCATATCAATCCTTCAGTTTAAGTCGCCAAAATAAAGTGCCAGTAGCACCCCAAGGTTTACTCGGCTCAAACAATTTGAAACCTGTGGCTATCAAACTATTAGAGGATGCAGGGTTGAGATATGTATCGGTAACTAACCAGTTCCAGCCTAATGCTTTGGCTTGGCGAATACGCGCCCGTATAAGACGTTTCTGAATTCCGTGTCCACGATAGCCAGATAGAACGCCCGCACGACACAGATAACCAGTATCAAGCCAACGCACACTGGGAACAAGACCGCCAAAAGCACACGGCAAATTAAGTGCGTCATAGACTATCCACCAGTAACCATAGTTAGTATCAAATGGCGCATCCCCTGGCAAGCACTTCTGTTGAAGCAACGCCAAAGTTTCTTGTATCGCGGAACATCTAGTGTCAACACGCTTGATTTTCATAAGCGTATTACACATTGGCAGTATGTACTATTTATGAATAAGCGCGTGTGCCAGCCATGTATAATGCGCCTATATGATAGGAGCAATCATGGAAAGAACAGACAGCCATTTCACAAAAGAACATTTGCAATCCTTGTTTTTCTATAAAGATGGGCAATTGTATTGGAAACAAACAAAAGGCAGACGCATTGCTAACACCCTTGCTGGCGCAAGATCGCATCATTACTGGCAAATCTGCATAGATTACGTTATTTATCGAACGCACAGACTTGTGTGGATTTACCATCATGGTTATTCGCCCGATGTAATTGACCACATTAACGGCGATACATTTGACAACAGGATTGAAAATTTACGTGAATGTAGCCAATCTCAAAATCAACACAACAGAACAATTAGCAAAAACAACTCATCTGGCGTTAAAGGCGTTGGTTGGTCTAAGCAAAAAAATAAATGGCGAGCGCGACTTATTGTGGATGGAAAACAACAACACCTTGGATTTTTTGATAATTTGCAAGATGCCAAAGAAGTTATACGCGCAAAACGCATAGAGCTTCATGGCATCTTTGCAAGAAACAATTAAGCGTATGGTCTTGTTGACTGCTTATCAATAATAAGTGCTTGCTTACGTGGTGCGGTTGCAACAGTATTAGGGATTGAGATGTGCGTCCAGCGGTCAAACTCACGAATCACTTGGTCGTAGCTAATGCCAGACGCAATGATGGCTTTAACAACTTGATCAGGGGTCATGCTTGGCACACGAATGTCGGCAGCGCAGCCAATACGATGTTGGCTTGTGTCTTTGCTGCCAACCGCATCGTTAACCTGTTTAGACCTAAAAGCAGAGTTAATCATGATTGGTTTGCCAGCAAGCACAACTTTTACTTGTTCTAAAAAGTCAGCCAAGCGCACTAAATTAGCCAATTCTGCGTCATTAGGCGTGTTGTCAAACTCACGGTGATCGGTATGCGTAAGTTCTTCAAGCGTAAAGTGGGGCGTTAAGTTCATTTGATTGTCCTCATCATTTCTTCAGTTTTAGATTTGCTACCAGCAGATGAACCACGATGGAAATTAAGCACAGTACCGCACATGGTAATCAATGAACCAATGGCCATGTATGCAATCTCTTTATTTTCAACAGGAACGCCTTTAAAGAACACAATCCAAGTCATGATGATGGTTGCACTCACAATGGCAAAATCAAGCACATAAGCAGCGTTCTTGGCCAACCATGCAGCATTGGCGGATTCTTGAATCTTGCTGTTCATGTCTCTTGCATTAGCGGTATTGGCCATGTCTAGCTTGGCATATTCCAACTCTAACTCTTGTAATTTTGCAGCAGCCGCAGGGTCACCAGCAATGGCCTTTGCCACAGCTTCTACGCTGTCCCCGACATTAAGTCGATTAGCAATGGCAGATACGGCAGCAGCGCCAAAAGGCCCAATAGCGGCAGTTGCCAAAGTAGGCGCAATGCCTTTAAGCAGATTGAATAGTTCATTCATTTCTTTAGCTCCTCTTTAAGTTTTCGCAGTTCTTTTGCTTCTTGTTTAATCTCAGCCTTCATCCACATCGTTTCAATGTAGGCCACCACCGTCAACCCAACGCAAAGGCACAAAGCCACAATTGCTAAGACCCCAGCCAAAACTGCGATCTCGCTATAACCTGAATCTTCAAGTCCCACAGAATCGCTGCCAGCATCGCCAAAACGAATGTCGCCCCTGCTAGAACTACCCATAGATCGACTAATTGATTGTGTAGGCGCTCTCGTTGCCATTTTTTGTACTTCGCCCTTCTAACCTGTTGTAGTCGTGCAAATTCCTGTTCTTCTTCAATCTTTCCGTACATCGCCAAGAATCTAGAATAGAAATCCTTTAACTCTTTAGGCGCGTAAACCATTGTTTCCCGAATGTCTACCGTCATTTGTTCCAACTGAAGTTCAACAAAAACCCTGTCCTTTGCCTTGATTGCGCTGTTTTGGTCAGGTTTATAGTCCTTTATAGAGGCTTCTTCTAGGCTTCTGAAATAGTCTTTTAGCTTCTTTTGTATCTCAAAGAACTCACCTAACTTATCGCTAATGCCAGCAATCGTTTTTAGTTGTAAGATTTCAGGTTCATCTTGTCTCTTTTGTGATGCCTTAATCGGTTTTTGTGCGACTAAAGGCGCATTTACTTGTTTTTGTTCAACATAAGAAACAACTTCTTTTTTATTTCCTGCAAAACCAAATAGATTTTTAAGCCAAGCCCACAACCCTGTAACTGTTTCAATTGATGCTTTGACTTCTGCAACAACGCCCTCGGCATCGCTTTTAAAATCGTCAATAAGAGCGCGACCTTCTTGCAGATAAGCGCACCCTTGTTTGACAAAACTAACCGCAGCTTGTGCAGCAAGTAAAAGACTGAATGGGTCCACATTACTTAAACCCGTGATTCCTTGCAAAATCAACAATCAGGTAGCCAAACGCACAAATCAAAAACCAGGCTAGACCAGCCATTGTTTTTTCAATAATGGCCTCACGCAAACGAATACTCTGCGCCTCGCGTTTTATTGCAAGGCGTACCCATTGCAGTTCCTCATCTGTGATAGACGGTAAAACATGGGCTGCTTTTAGCGCAAATGCAATGTCAGCAACGAGTTCTGAGCGTTCTTCAGGTGTCATGTTATGTCTTCTGGATAAAAGCCAATGAGTAGTACAAAGGCAAGTTAGTGCCAATGTTGCTAGTAACAGAACTTGTAAAGCCGCCTGTGTTGCCCACCGCATAGGTAGCGCCAGAGCCAACAACAAAACTGTCTTTCAGGTTAGGCGTTCCGTTAGTTCCGTCACACAGAACATAACCAGAAGGAATTGAAGCAATAGAGCCTGACCACATGATGATGCCGCCAGCAGGCACAGCAGACACGCTAGGTGTCGTGCCAATAATGCCATAAAGGTTGTCATAGGTCTGAATGGTTACGTTGCTGGAATCAGTCAGCACAAACTTGTAGGTAGAGCCAGCGGTCAGCCAAATCTCTTGCGGTGGTCGGCCATCTGTACCCAACTGGATTGGATTGGTGTTGGCGATCAGGCCAGCAGCATCGGTATAGGTTGTTACAGGCGTTGTTGAGCCTGCTTGGTAAGTATAGATAAAACCGCCCGCAAGCGGGATGCCTGTGGTGGTAAAAAACTGAAAGCCGTTACCGATGGGGGATAGATTGACTGCCATTATTTTTCCTTAGTTGCCATGCCGCGCATTTCAATGCGTGGAATATCTGAAATTTTAGTGCCTGGGTTTGCGTACTCTTGCACTTTTTTCATTTTTTGATTAGCGCGGTATTTTTTTACCCCGTAAGTTGCAATAGTAGTAACAGGGGCAGGAACGCCAGTAGCTGCGCCAGTTAAAGCCATCTCACCCAAAGCGGCAAGCATTGTTGAAGTTGTGCCAGATGTGTTTACAGTGCCTTGCGGTGTTGTTTGCAAGTCTTTTGTAAACTCATTAAGTGTGCGGTAGCGTTCAGCTTGTTGCTTGCCAAACAAAAAGTCTAGCTTTCCGCTTTTATCAAGTCCATTTATTTGTTTGTCAAGTTCAGCCGTTGAAACATAAGGTTTTCCGTTAATGTCACGACCAACGCCCTTGGTGGCTTGTTCTTTAATTTTGTCAGCAGCATAACCACGCAATTCATTAGCAATTTGTTGGCCTTCTGGCCCCATTTTTTCCAACGTAGAAAACACAGCCTTAACGTCAGCGCCAGTGCCTTTGAAAATTAGTTTGTCTGCTAGGTTTTCTAAAGGAACAACTCGGTCAGAAGTGCCACGTTTTAATCGTGTAATGTCACGAATAATGCCTTGGTCTTCAAACTCTGCCTCAAAAGCCTCATTCTTTGCTCTAGCTTTTTTGTAAAGGTCGCCGCCAGCATTTTCGGTCGCTTTGTCAATTTCTTTTTTAAGTTGCTTTCCAAGACGAACGCTTCCCTTTTTAGAAGGGTCTGCTTCTTCATTGATTAACTTGCGGATGTCTTCCATTGCATTGACAGGAATCATGCCGCTGCCATTTGGGTCATTTGCTTTTAGTTCTTCTTCAACAATGGCGTAAAGCGGATTTTGCGCTTTCTTTGTTGGGCGACCTTGTGTTTCTTTTTGAATTAAATCGTTAATTCCCTTGTAAGGCACAGGCTGTGCGGTCTCTCCAGCATCTTGTGCTGCTTTGTATGTGTCAGAAACATCTTGATAACGCTCATTGCGATATTTGCTAACTGTGTCAGATACAACTTTGCCAAATTCTGGTGCATCCATGCCAACCATTTGAGCGCCAGTTTGGTCAACTTCGGCTTGCAAGTTACGTTGCAATTTTTCGTTGTGTAATGCGTATTTTTCTTGCAATGGTGCGCCAAATTCAGGGCTTTTTGCAGTTTCACGCTCAAACATAACGTCTGAAGGATTACGGGTAATTTGACTTTTAGTCATGTCATCACCCATAGGAATCAACAATTGATTGCCGCGCTCTTGACGCAAACGAGCCGCATCAACTTCAGCAGCGCCCATGCCTTTCATGGTTTCTGCTGGCGCTTTTTCCATGCGTACAGATGGCATTTTTTCTTTAATTTTTTGGAAAGCCTCTTGCATTGGTTTTGTGGCATCTTTAACAGCCCCGCCAAGCATTTTTGATTCATTTACAAGCGCTTGATCTGCCGCAAAAACACCTTTTTTAACTGCGCCGCCAACTTTTGCTGCCCCTGGCGCAGCAGCAATTGTTAATGTGCCAATCATGTTTTCAATGTCGGCTGCTGGTATTCCTAACTTTTTAGAAATTGCTTCAGCACCTTCACCAACGTGCTGCCCAATGTATTCCATTAACTTTTGTGATGCTTCGCCTTTATAACCAGCGGTTTCTGTAACGCCAGCAATTTTGCCAAAAGGTTTGTCTACTAATCCAACAATTTTTTGTTGTAAGGCTTGTGCTTGTTCTGGTGTTTGTTGTGCAGCCCTTGCCCCAGCATAAGTTGCAGCGCCAGCAATAGCAGGAATAACACCGCCAATTGTGGTGTCAGCAAGCGAAGCTAATCCTTGACCAAATGTTGCCAAAGATGATGCGCCGCTTTCTTTTGGGGCTTTAATTTGACCAGTTGCAACTTGATATGCTTGCTTGTCCAAATTCTTCATGTCAAATGAAAAATTGTCTTGAGGCTGAGTTGGCTGGCCTTCTGGCTCTGGCTGTAAATCTGGTCGGATGCTAGACACATCCTGACCAAACAGCTTTTTTTTCTGAGGCTCAATAGGCTGAGTTTTGCTAGAAACACCACGAGCCGCAGCGTCTAAGGCTTCAATGGAAAATTCAGACATTACTGGCCTTTCGTGATTAGATCATTCAGTTTACCAGCACGTTTTAGCATATCTTTGTAACCTTCAGAGCCATAGCCGCCAACAGATTTAATCATTTCTCGTGCGCCCTCGGGGTCTGCTTTAGCGTTACGCATAGCATCAACAAATTGCAAAGTTGGAAGCAATTGTTCTTGTGTTGACCATTTGTTTTGGAAATCACGAGCCGCAAATGGCGAATTGTTAGCTTTTTCAACAGCAGAATTAACGCCACGATTAAACATATCTGTGCTAGTAGTCAATGCACGATTCATTCGCGCTGTTGATTTAATTGCTTCTGGTGTCCATTCAGTAGTACCAGACATTTTTTCAGCCAAACCACGCGCAGCATCAGTACCCAAATTGGCACTAGAAGCCAAAGTTGCGGTTTCAAGAGCCAATTGATGGCCCAAGATTTGACGGTTTTGCGTAGCGTTAGAAGTCCAAGGAGCAATGGCATAACCACCGCCTAATTTAGCCAAAGTTTCAGCATTAGCACCAACCAACGCTTTGTCAGCTAATTCAACAATTTTGTTGTTGTTGTATTGTGATGTTTGCACCGTTGTTGCAGCTTTGTTGGCTTGCAACTGAATTGCTTTTGCGGCATCTGCTGTTGCCGCAGTTTCGCCAGACGGCAATGTTTGGAAACCGCCACCACCGCCGCCGCCACCACCGCCTGCAACTGAGCCGCCAGGCGCGGGGCGACTAGAAATCACATTGCCATTTGCATCTTTTGTAACAACCAACATATTTTTAGAATATGGGTCTTGCACAAGTGATTCTTGTTCGGCAGGAGTAATTTGCATTGGAACTGCTGGTGTTTTTCCAGCGCCGCCGCCTTGGTATGGGCTTTCGTAAATAGGAATTGCCATTTGTCCAGTATTAACAAATCTTGCTGGCGCATTAAGCTGGCTAAATTGTTTTTCGTTACCACCACGTTGAATAATGTTTTTTACAACTTGACTAACCAATTCTGGTTTTTGTTCGATTGTTTGATACATAGGGGCGGCAGAACTTCTAAGCAAAACAGGGTCTATACCTTTTGCTTTTAAACGGTCTTCACGCTCCATCAATGCCTCAACCGCGCCACGTTTGTCTTTTGCTGCGTTTAACCATCGTGGGTCAGCTTGTAAAGTTCCAAGCTCATCAAAAATCATTTGTTGTTGCTTGTCAGTAAACCCTAATTGTTTTTCTTTTGTTCCAATTTCAGCTTGGCTAACTTCTTCTGTTGCCTTACGCACAGCCAAAGGATTTAACTTTTCGGCTTGTTCAATGTCCATCTGCGCTTTTTGAAGCTGCAAAGGGTTTAATTGGCCTTGTTGTTGGTAAGCCTGCACACCACGCGCAAGGTTAACCATGTCGCTAAGGCTTGTGGTTGGCTGTGCCGCAGGGCCAAGGTTTGTATTGAATTGATAATCTGCCATTTTTAATCCTTATGCAACACGACCGCTTTGGTTAAGCAACTGAGACAACATATAAGTGTTACCAACGTTGCCCACAGTATTTGCCAGCGCGTTAGTTGAACCAACTTGGCCAGCCGCTTGAGCCGCTGCGCTACCAATGCCTAATGAAGTTGCTGCATTTGTTGCGTTTGCTGCCGCTGTGTTTGTTGCTGTTTGACCTGTTTGACCAATGCCAGCAATACCAGCCAAAGTGTTGTAAATGTTTGATCGTTGGTTCTGGAAGTTGGTAAACGCATTTTGATACGCATTGCATGCGTAGTCTTGCGTAAACCTGTTTAGACCTTGCAACGCATTACCGCCAATAGCACCGCCGCCCATATTGGCAGCACGTTGGTTAGCCATTTGGCCTTGACTAAGCATAAAGTCATAGTTAGGAGCCAAGCCACTTCTTAAGTCATTAGCGTCAAATTGTTTGGTCAAATAACCAGAACCTTGCCCAATGCCCGTAGGGTTTCCAGCAGCGTCATACATTTCGTATGTGCCGCTACCAAGGCTACCAATGTCGTTCAATGCGCCATAACCAGCGGTGCGATAAGGCGCTTGTTGTTGGTTAATGGTGTTAAACATTTGGCCTTGCAGAGCCGTTCCACTTTGCGCCGCCGCCGATTGAATGTCAGCAGCTTTTTTAGCGGCGTTAGCTTGCAGCAAACCAGTAACAGCTTGACCGCCAACCATGTAAGGCAACGCAGATGACAAAGCAGAACCGCCAGCAGCACCAGCACCTAATGTGCCTAATGTACCCATTGTTCCCAAACTTGTTCCTATTCCAGAACCTAACCCGCCAGCAGCCAAAGTGCCACCTTGAGCGCCCGCAAGTGTTCCAGCAGTAGTAGCTCCAGTTAAGCCTTGAGCGCCACTCATAGTGCCTAAGTTTGTAGTTGTACCGCCTACAAGACCTTGAGAACCAGTTAAACTTAAACCAGTACCCGTAGAACCAGTAGCAGCGCCACTAGCAATTTCCCCACCTACAACTTCAGACGTTGGAACAACAGAACCAGATGCGTTCATGTATGCGCTAATTTCTGGCGCATAGTAGTAACCCCCAGCCAACAAAGCCGCAGTAGTCCAGCCGCCAGGTATTTCGGTGTTTACAAAATCGTCAAACTGTGAGCCTGCATCAGACACAGCGCCTGCAATGCCGCTAACAGCATCTCCAATTCCATTTGCAACAGCAGATATAGGATTTCCACCACTCATAATTTTTTCTCCACCAAAATGGAACGCTCTCGGAATCCGAGTTTGCGCCATAGCCTTGCGACTGATTCTCTTACACTACCTTGTATTTTAGTCGCACCATGCAACTTTAAGATAGCCTGAAATTGCTCAAAAGTCTCTGAATTCGTGATGTTTTTACCGCCAATCGCAGTAATAAACGCCACACGGTCGTTTGGCATATTTGAAAACTGCACAGCAATAACGCCCAACAACTTTTCTTCAAACACCCCTAGCGTTAGCCATTGGCCTGAAGAAACATAAACCTTAACTTGGTCAATGGTGAAATCTCCACCAGAATGAGCCAATGAATCCTCAATAAAAGGCGCAATTTCCTGCCATCTTTGTGCGATCTGGTCAGGGGTTATGCGTAGAATTTTCATTTAAGGATTGTAATAAGGAACTTTGTAAGGCTTGCCGTTTACAGTCACATCTATGAACCCAACAGGGTTGGCGGGTAACGTTGCCGAACCCGCTGTTGCTGTTGTTGCCGAGGAAAAGTTCAACAGATTCAAAAAGAATTGTTGCCATGCCCGTGTCGGTCTTTTTGTAGCCCCATCCAAGAATTCACTCTGTGGATACGGGTTTACTTGGGGAGAGCTATAAAGTCCACTAGCCATTAGTTATCTCCCCCACTTGCTTTAAGGTTTGCGCCAATAATGACAGCGTTAACAGGGTCTGTAATTGACACCTCAAACACACGGTCACGCGCAAAGCCCAATCTGCGCCAAATGGCACGATTTTTAAATTTACCCAATTGGCCAATACTGACCCAATATTCTTTTGACCAAGTAGAGCCGCCATCGTTAGACCAACGCAACATTGCTTGCGGATTGGTTGTGGTGTTTATGCTGCTTAAAGTGGCTTGCGTACCCAAAACATACGTTTCAAACGGGCCAATGGTAAAAGTTGCATCTGGCAAAATGATGTACGGCGAAGTGATAAAAATATCACCATTTGACCGTGAAAGCCCTGTTGTGCCAACGCCAGGCTGAAACTGAATCTGCAACTCATCAAAAAACTGGCGCTGATAGTCAGTTACCAAATGCGGCGCTCTACGCAGTCTGCGTACATTTTGACCGTTATCTGTGTAGTTCTTTTTGTCTAATTCGTAGATGCGGCCATTTTCATAGTCGCCAACCAAAACCATGCCCTGAAACACAGCGCAGCAGTTACCACGATGCCGCTGGTAAGAGTTGTCATCAGCCGTGTAAAGTCACTTGTGCCACATACCTGAAGCAATGTCGTAAGCCCATGTTAGTTGCAACGTAGGAAACGTAACGACATAGATTTCATGGCCTTCAAGCTGGTAAGTCCAAGCAATAGCATCATCAATGTATTGATTTGTTAAAGAATTTTCAACAGCGTGGGTAGAAATACGCGCTGGCACATAACCATTCATTTGCATGATTTGCGCTTGGCCACGATTGTTGCGTGAAACGTAACAGAACGAATTGCCAAATCTAGCTAGTGAAAATGGTGCTGCACAGCCGTGTTGGGTAGAAGTGCCAGGTATTCTTTGGAACGGAAAAGGCACAGAGCCTACATCTGTCCACACTTCTGAAGATACTTCACCCAACAAATAAACTTCGCGGTGGTCAACGATCAGCGCCACTAAATCGTCAGGTGAGCCATCTTTCAGCGAAAAGCTGTTCTGCGGCGATATAGGCGACAAAAGATCAGTTGCACCAAACTGCTGTGTCGTGGGGTTGTTGTAAACAATGTAGTTGTCCATTACGTCAACGGTATTTGCACCGCTAAACGCGCCATCAGTAGAAGGCAAAACAGAAAAGTTAATTGCGTACATGGTCACGCCAACGCCAACCGTACTGGCAACGCTTAACGTGTAAGTTCCAACGCCGCCTGTGCCTGTTCCCAAGGCGGTAACAACTGTGTCTGCGGTAACGCCTACGCCTTGGATAGTCTGACCCAAATAAATAGTGCCAGTAGCCACAGCGGAAACAGTCATTGTCGTGCCAGCAATCGTTGCCGTAAATCTAGCGCCAGTAGTCGTGGAATTCAGGCTTCTAGCTGTTACTGTTTGCGACACGTTAATTGTATATGTACCCGTTCCACCAGTTCCAGTACCTAAAGCGGTAATAACGGTTTCATCAGCAACACCAACGCCATACAACGATTGGCTGGCCGCAATAGTGCCGCTAGACACGCTTGTGACAGTTAGGGTAGTGCCGCTAACAGAACCTGTAAAAACAGCGTTAGCAGGGCTAGAAATGCGCCATGTGTAACGAAACGCCCCATCAACAAGATAGACGTTCACGCCGTTGTCAGTAATTCTTACCTGACCAGCGGATGAATTCAAAATGCCAATAACAGACGGCACTAAGTTAGAAGTTAGCGCGTATACATACGGGCCAGACACCACAACCATTTGCGAACCGCCAGAAACTGTACGCATACCGCGCACCTCTTGCGTGTTAGGCAAAACCGCTTTTAGCGTAAGTCCAGGCGTTGGATAAAGAGCCACCACGCCATTAACGCCAGGCTGCTTTAACGGGTCAATTTCAGGAAAAAAGTTAATACATTCCTGTGCATCTTGGTAGATGCTTGGTGCTTCGTAACTTGGGCCAACAAAGCCAAAATCTGGCATATCAGTCCTTTAAATAAAGCCGCCAGAAAGAATCCAGCCTGCATCTTTTGATTTGCCAACCAGAATTGAATCAGGGTAACGCGCAACTTGAAGGGGTGACATATTGGTACGCTTTAACGTAGCCTTTGCTTGTGCGGCGTATTGCTGAATCATTCCAATTTGCATCTGGTTTGCTTTGCCGTACATAGGCATTAAGCGTTCTGCAAGACACCAACGCAAGCACATTGAGTAACCTTGTGGCAAAACAACATCTTCATACAGACTGCCGTAGCGTGTAAACAAGGTGTTTGCAAACAAGTGCATTTCACCCTGTGATGGATTAGGCCAAACAAACAGGTTTGCAGATTCTTCATTAGGGTTGTAATAAACAGCTTTAGGCCAAGGGCCGTTTAGCGTTTTCAAACCAATCATTTGATAGTCTTGCAAAGACAAAACAGAAACTGGATAGTCCAGACCGCCGCCCGTAATTGGTTGACCGTTTGCGGTAGTGTTTACCCTAACAAATGCCGAATCAATGTTTAACGGTTTTTGGTAGTTTGCTGTGATCGTTGTAGTTGCGACAGTTTGCGGGATGCTTACCCGATATGTACCAGCTTGCAAGACATTACCGCCAGCGCCAGTAATTTCTAGGGTAATACGTGTGCCAGCAATGATGCCGCCGCCGCTTAACAGTTGACCTTGTGCCACAGCGCCTGAGTTAACAGTTGTGACGGTCAGAATGTCGCCAGCAATTGACCCTTGAAACGATGCGCCAATAAAGTTGGTTGTTTGCGGATATGGGCCAAGGCTGTACTGCACTTGCCCAGCTATCACAGGAAAAATAATTTCTGTGACGTTAAACACCATCATGTTTTCGTTTGACCATTGATCTACAAGGTCGTTCATCATGTCAAACGCATCTTGCGCTGCGTCTGGTGTTGGCGTTTCACCAGCTTCTAATGCGCCAATATCTTTTAACGCTCTAGAAATTAAATCTATTGGCTTTGTCATGTTTTTACCTTACAGGTCTGGTGTGAAGGTCTGCGGCAACCAAGGTGCTGGGACAGGCTTCTTAGACAACGATTTTAACTGTTCAACTATCCTTGATTTTATGATGTTTTCACCATAAAGAACAGAATCATCTTCAACCCATTTTGCAATCATGTCTTCAGTCACATCTGCAAATGGAACGGACAATTTTGGCTGCTTAAATGTCCAGTAACCTTCTGTCTCAACGGTGTTTTCACCATCTGTGCCAGAACAGAAATATTTAACAGACGTAATCATTTCACCGTCTGCATAAACTTCTAAGATTTTCCAAGCAAAGCCCATTACGCAGCCTCATCCGCTGGCTCTGGCGTGTTGCCTTCGTCAAGCCATTTCAAATAGGCTTGGTAGTCGGTATTGGCGGGGTCAAATGGGATGAAGGCGCTGTCGATCAGGCGAATTACCGAATTAGGCTCTGTTCTTCCCAAAGGTGTGTGCAATTTGTACATTTATAACTCCGCAGAAGCAGTAATTGAGGACGTTGTGTTGTTGTTACTTGTCAGCAAATATCCACCGTTTGCTGCAATACCAGTTGATGTGCAGCTAACTGAAAACGCATCTACCCCAAATTCAGCAGAGACAATTCCAGACAGCACGTTGCCAAAACTCCATAGAAAACTAGAAGCTGTGCTAAACGTCAATGTAGGTTGCGCTCGCATTGTTTGAGCAGTTTTTATAATCACCCTAAAGTCAGTTGTATTTACACCATGCCCCATTCCATAAGGGCCATAGCTAGTTGTAGGCGACATCTTGAAACAATACCGCTGGCACAAAGCCAACTCAGTACCATAAGGTCTGTAATCGAAACTAGTGGCTGTGCTGCCTTGTTCTAGTTGAACGCCTGTGATGTAGAAGGTGGCTCCGTTAGTGCCTACTACGCTTGTTGCACCTGTGGCTGATAAATATTGATTTGCTGACCAAGAACCAGCAGTTCCTGATTTTGTAGAACCAACTCCAAGACCAAAATTTACTTTTATTCCTGCGCCATTTGTAGTCAACCAAGTCCCAGTGGTATCGCCAGCAATAGTGACACTAATTTGTGTCCAAGTATTTGCAGAAGATATGGTATATGTAAATGGATAAGACCTATTTTCTGCGCTATTTGCCAAAGACCCACCAAAAGTCCCAGTTAAAGAACTGCGAACCCAGAATGAAAGCGTAATCGTTGCCGCATTGGCAGTACCCCAAGACAAATCAGCAACATTGAATCCTTCAATTACCTGTACAAGAATAAAAAAATCAGTTGAGGTAACCGAATAGGATGACTGTGATGTCAATCCAAGATAATTTGCATATCCCGCTGGTGGAGTAACGCTACCAGCATTTTGTTGCATTGCAAGTTTAGATGCTTGAGTAATTGCAAGAACCCATCTATCAATTCCATAAGCTGTTGCCGTAGGAGTAACACTAGCCCCCGCATTACGCTGGTCAATCACCATCGCACCATTGATGATGCGGTTCTTGAAGCCGTTGTAACCAATTGTTGTGCCTGTGCCGCCGTTGGCTTCTGGCAATACACCAGTAACACCAGTAGTTAGCGGCAAACCAGTAGCGTTTGTAAGCGTACCGCTTGCAGGCGTTCCTAATGTTGGAGTTGTCAGAGTTGGGCTTGTCAAAGTAAGACCAGCCACAGTAGTAGCGGCTGCACCCAAAGCAATAGCCGTAGAACCCACAGTTACGCTTGAGTTTGTCAGCTTGGCGTTGGCGATAGAACCAGCCAACATTGTGTTGGTCACAGTACCTGTGTCGCCAGTAGTTACCATGTTTCCCGCAGTAGCAGGAACGTTGATGTTAAACGTTGAAGCCGTATTAGGGCCAACCAGATTAACCTGGCCGCCTAGTGTTGCTTGAAATACAAGTTGTCCCATAATTTTTCCTTATGCGTCTTCGGCGCCATCAAACTCAGGCTTTTGCTTAATGATTGCGTACAGGGCAGCACGATCAGCACCAGCAACGTACTCGTCACCAGCAATCTGCACCTTACCTGCGCTCAGAGGTTGTTTACCAGCTTCACGGGCTTCCTTGGATGCGTAGCCGTAGAAGGTCACTTCAGTACCTTGGCCTTTGAAGTCTTCTTGTACTGCGCCGATGTTCCAATAGGTCGCTGGAATTCCGAAGTCGGTGTCTACTGATTTAATGAGTGCCATTTTGATTTCCTTGTTAACCTACGAGTAAGCGGCGGGTTGTTCCACCAGAATCTTTAATTTCAATGTAGCCTGTGGGGGCCAATACACTAGCTGTGTGCGTACCAAACCTGACGTTACCTGTTCCCTTTGGTGTTAGGGTTAGGTCTATGTTTGTGTCTGAGCCAGCAACGCTAAATGTAGGAGAAGCGCCAGTTGCAGCACCTGTAACAGTTGCATAGTTGACAATAGTTCCTGCCGTGTCTACAACTCTAAATTGCTCTCTTGTTCCAGTAAAGAATTTAACAGCGCCGTTGCCTTTGGATAAAAATTCTAAGTTGGCGTTTGCATCAGAACCTTGTGTAGAAATTTGAGGCCCGTTACCTGTTGCTCGACCAGTAACCTGTACGTAGTTCACAGCAGAGGCTGTGTGGGTTACAGCAAATTGTTGGTTAGCGTTTGCGTTTGTGTAAAAAGTAAGTGAACCTGTACTACGAGAACTCATACGCAAATCAACGCTTCCAGAAGCAGCGTTTGCAAATACGCGAGCAGTTGTAGTGCCGCCTTGAGTTTCAATCCAAGTTGTTGTTAACGTAGTACCAATATCACTAACTCTAAACGCTTCTCCACTAGGCGTTGCAAAAGAAAGAGCAGAACCTACGGTCTTTAATGTAGGAATTGAACCCACAGTAGCATAAGCAGCAGCACCAGAGCCACCACCACCTGAGAAGGTTACTGTTGGTTGTTCTACGTAGCCACTACCTGCGTTGGTGATGGTAATCGTACTGTTAACGCCAAAAGTTGCATTAAAAGTTGCGCCCGAACCTGTGCCGCCAGTTACTGATATTGGATTTGATGGGGCAACTGTATAACTACCACGTGCAGCACCTGCTATTGAAACAGAAGTAATAACACCGCCTGAAACGCCAGTTACAGTTAATGTTGCCGCTACGGTAAAAGTACCGCCAGATAATGTAAGAACATCTCCATTTGTATATCCAGTTCCTCCAGAAACAACAGTAGGTGTGGATTCAACCCAAATAGTAATTCCTAAAGTTGCTTGTACGCCGCCCGCAGTAGTTGGCGCAGATACGGCAACTGTTGGAAGAGTTGTATAACCCGTTCCTCCAGTAGTCCTAGTAATAGCAGTAACAGTACCCCCGTTACTAATGTTCACACCGCTAGAGCCAGCAGCTAGGTCAATGGCTCCTGTGCCTTTGCTTTGGAATACTTGGGAGATGTTTGTGTCTGAGCCTAAAGATTTAAATTCAACAGCCTTGGTTGTAGCACCGCCTGTAAGTTGTCCGTAGTTAGCAGACCCACCACCGCCGATCAACGTAGTAAACGTACCAGCAGCAGGGGTTGTAGCGCCGATGGTTACATTGTCCATTTCACCAACAGAGACAGGGGCAATTTCAACCGAGTTAACGCCAGTAGGCTTTATGTGAACGTGGCCTGTCCCCGTAGGGCTAATGTCAATCTGTGCGTTTGTACCGTTTAGATTGGTAGAAACATTGATAGACATATTATCGCCACCACCAGCGCCCATGCTCATTTGAGTAGTGCCAGCAGAGTTCTTTAGAGCTAATCCAGCAGAGTTGGTAGCCTGAACAGCCGTCAATGTCAATGTGCCTGTGCTTGGCACAAACCCCAACTTTGTAGACGATGTTTTAACAGGTAAATTGCCCGTTGTGTTTGTTACAAAAGTTGGATAAACAGTAGAAACTGTGGTTGTATCGTCAGTAATTGCTACGTTTGTTGCATTGGTTGCCGTTGTCGCCGTTGTCGCTGTGCTTGCGTTACCCGTCAAAGCGCCTACAAAAGCGGTAGATGTAACAGAAGTTAGGTTAGCAAACGTTGTAACCGTAGCACCTAGTGCAACAGCAGTTGAACCGATCGTTACGCTTGAGTTAACCAATGCGCCATTAGGAATACTTGTTAAAGCAGCGCCTGAACCGCTAAACCCTGTGGCCGTTAAAACGCCCGTAGAAGGATTAAATTGGTATTTGGTACTGCTGACAAACTCTGTCGTTAAATTGCCTGCTGTCGCGTCTGCAAACAGCGGATAACGGGTCGCATTGGTGGTCGTGTCATCTGTAACTGTTGCGTAAGCCGTTGGATTGCTCCACGTTGGCGCACTAGAAGCATTAGATGTTAAAACCTGACCTGCTGAACCGTTAGTTACAAAATTAGTTACGCCTGGCGCGGCCTGATAAAGAATATTACCCGCTAAACCATTAGCAATGTTTGTCGTTGCTGAAGCCGTACCATTTAATACGCCCTGAAACACACTTGCAGTAAGCGTTCCAGTTGACGGATTAAAAGATAGCTTGGTAGAAGTTACATCAAGCAAAGTCACTTGGCCTGTGCTTACAGGGCTAAGTGTTGGGTAAAGCGTTGCATTAAGAGTTGTTACATCTTGTATGCCAATGCTATCAGTCGCCGAAACAATGAACGGCTGACCCTGACCAATAAACGTATTAAACGAATTGTCTACATTAAACAGCGCCTGAACAGGCAGAATGTTTTGTGTTTCAACTTCGGCAGGGTCAGCCATAAATCCCCTTTAGGATTGGTCGCCAACAGGTGTGACGTACAAAATAGACGGGCCAGCGGCAGAACCGATAGCGCGAACATAGAAGGGGGCTGCGGGAACAGCCAAGATAACTGGTCTTGTCATAAGTGGTGGCAAGACGTAATCACCTTGTGTAGAAGCTGCAACTGGAAACACAGCAGCACCAACGTTAGCGTCACCAAATTTCACCGCAACAGCCACAGAGCCTGTATTTAGGACAGAAACAAAGTTAACTTGGTCGTTGGTATAGCCTGCTTTGATTTCCAATGCAGTAGACGATGTAGCCGTTACGGAAATAGCGTGTGTATTTCCTGCAACGCGCAAAACAGATGTAGCAGCCATGATTAACCCGCAGTTACAGGCAACGGGCCTTCAGCGCGAACGATCTGGATGTTGTAAACACCAGCAGTAGGCACAACGCCAGCAGCAGTCAAGTTACCAAACTGAATGGTCAAGACGTTAGCAGTCAAGCAATCAGCTTGTGCGATAACGATGCCAGCAATTTGAGCCACATTCATGCCGATCACGGTCACGATGTCAGTTGTTTGCAAACCAGCAATGCTAAAAGTTTGTGCAGCAGTTGTATTAGCGGCAACAGAAGCTGGTGTCAGGCTAGGTGCAATGTAGAAAGTAGAAAGGGAGTTTCCACGGGCAATGGTGGTAGAAGGCATGATGATTCCTTACAAAAGAACAATTTGATTGTACGATAAAAAAAGAAAAGGCCACCCCTTTTGAGAGTGGCCCGTTCTTATTTCTTCCAGCTTACCAAGAAAGCAATGGAGAAGTTGCAGTCGAGCCAGTTAGGGTGCTTGGACGCTGCACAGACACCAAGTAAGCGCCAGCAGCAGGAGTTACGCTCGCTGCGGTTGGGTTTACAAAGCGGATGGTCAACTGGTCAGCAGCAGAAACGTAAGCGTCAAGAACGCCAACGCCAGCAGTCTGAGCGCCGTTAAAAGCCACAGAAACCATGTCGCCAACTGCCAAGCCAATGCCAGTATTGGCAAAGTTTTGGGCTGCTGTGGTAATGGTTGCAACTGCTGCGGGGGTCAAGGAGAGAGAGAACACGCCACCCTTGACAACGTTTGTCATTGGGGCAAACGATTCTTGGGTGATGGTGGTTGCTGGGCCTGGATTTGCCATGATAATTTCCTTAAAAATTGATTTAAATAACGGGGGTTTTTACGCCCCCATCAGATTTAGGCTGCAACTCGGCAAGCCAACTCAGGGTACAAAGGAGCCCAACCGTAGAGAACATCCAAACGAGTTGGGATGCTGTCGTTGTTGATTGTGTACTGACGCACCACACGCATTGACAAGCCGATTTCTTTATCAGAAGCGCGGCCAGCAAAATGCACACCTTCTGGCAATTCCAGATCGGCTACTGCCAAAGTGAAAGCGTTTTTGTGCATGATGATGTTTTGTGGAGACACAACACCTGTGCTGTTGAATTGGGTCACAGCGGCAGAAGCAGAAGTAGTCGGGATAGACACGTTCTGGAACTGGCCAGCAGTAATCACAGCAGGGGACACAATCACAGAGCCAGAAGCACCAGATGCGATAGCAACAGTTGACTTAACAACAAAGTTACGCAGGCGGTTAGTACCGTAGGCTTGGCGGTTTTGTGGGTTAACAGCAAACACACCAGCGATAGTGATAACGTCACCAGCGTTCAGGTTCAATGTACCTGTGTTGGCGGCTGTCAAAGTGATGGTGGAGCTAGATGCCCAACCGCTGGTCAAGAAACCAGTAGCTGTGGTAGTAGCAACAGAAGCGGTCACGGTGGTGGTGCTATTAGAACCAAACACTTGCGACACAACGTTCTGGTCCATTTTCCACTTCATGCCTGCGCTGTCAGTACCCATCATGCCTTTTTCGTATTGGTCGCTGATCTTTTGAGTAGGAGCAAACAAACCTTTCAAGCTGTCAACAATAGTTGCAGATGTGAAGGGTTCAACGATACATGAACGGCGACCGTCACGGGGTGCGCCTTCGCTGTCCAAGAACGCGCCAGCAGTCAGATAAGTGATCAAACCTGTGGGTGGTGTGCCAGCAGTACCAACGATGTTGGCAGTTTGCAGGGTAGCCATAGCCAAGCCATCACGGTCGATCTTGTTAGCGATCGCTGCAATTGCAGGCTTCAACACACGGTCAGAGAACATATCCAAAGACAGAGCCAAATCTTGTGTAGTGAATTGGGTATCAACGTGGAACTGAGTAGACAGGGTAACAGGCACGCTAGTCTCGTTGAAGTCTTCAACGTTCAAAGCGGGGCCAGTTGTACCGATGAAACGACCAGGGCGGCGAACGTTAACGGTTGCGCCGATTTTTGCGCCAGTAACGGCGAATTGGTCATCATAGTTGCGGTCAACTTCAGATGTGAAGGTTAGTTCGTTTTCCAAGACCATCAACGCTTCGTTGGTGATCTTGCTAATGGTTAAGAGATTATTTGCCATTTTTTGCTTTCAAAAAGATTAGGTTTACCGAATTTTCCCCGCTTTGCGTAGCTCTTTCCACTGTGCTGCTGTACCAAAAAAGACCCCATTGGAATCTAGTGGAACATCAGGTGTGTTCTTGCCGCCGCGAATCGGTTGAATCGGTGCTGGTGCTTTACTTCTAACAATAGGGGTTGGTTTCTCAGCTTCAGGCTCTTTAGCCTCAAACCTTGCCTCCAACTTTCCAATTTCCCTCAACGCCTGTTTGGGCGACAAACCAGCGATCTTCTTAGCGACTTCATCATTTTCAGCTAGGTGGTATAGGATTTGTGGGCCTACATCACTCTCCAGAATAGCATCACGAATATCGTCATTAACGACCACATCGCTTGATGCAACAATGTCATCAAAATCTGGCAACGATTGCTTGGCTGCTTCTACTTTGCTAGTCCATTGGGTAATAACCTTTTGGCGTTGCTCGGCTTCTTTAGCTTGCGCTTCTTGTTGCTTCATTTCACCGATTCGTTTATCTGCCGTGTACTCTGCTAGAGCCTCGGCATATTCAAACGCATCGCTGAATTGACTAGGTTGTGGCTTTTCGTCAGTAGGGTTGGCTTTTGGCTTTCCCTGACTTTCTAAAGCTGCCAAACGCTGTTCTAGGGCTTGCCTTGCTTCACGTTCTGTCTGCGCTTCTTTCCGCGCTTCTTCACGTTGCTTGGTAATCTCACTAAAACGGCGCTCAAGTTTTGGATTTTGCTTGCGCTCACCCTCTTGTTTTGCTTCGGCTTCTGCTTCTTCAGGTTCACTCCGTTCGTCAACCGCTTCAGGCTCCGAGGATTCCTCGGCCACTGGCGCTGCTGGTGATTCGGCTAAACCTAATCTGTTTGCATAAAATTCCGCTGCGTTGTCGCTGGTCAAAACTTGACCTGCTTCTTTTTCAGACATTACGTTGTCACTCCGAATTTACCCAGTTAACCTAACTGGTAAGGCTTGTGTAGTTTATACCACACTTTTATTTTAAACGTCAATTACTGAGCATCATTTAGTTGTTTTAAAAGTGCATCCATTGCGCCTTTTTTACCCAAAGACGCTTTGAGTTTTGCATATCTTGGATGGTTTTTAACTCTTTCAAATTGCTCATCAACAGGCTTTTCTTTTTTCAAAATGCCTTTTTTCTCCATGAACTCGCGGTCATAGGATGCTTTGTTTTCACTTGTTACGGTTGCCATGTTAATTCCTTACTGGTTCATGATAGGGTTTTGACTATTATCAATGTCTGAGACGGCAAATTGTGCCGCTTGCAGTTGGTCTGCGTTGCGTCTTTCAATTTCTTGCAGGATTCGGCTAGTGTCCATGTTGTGCAACAAAAGCTGAACAATTGCATCAATCTCCGTCTTGTTCTGGCTTGTGATTGAACGTGTGTTTTGGTCGTTAACCCGCACTTCAGCCATTGTTTCTGTGTTGTGGGCGCGGCTTGTAACATCCATGAGCTTGCGCTTGTTGTTGTTTTCTTCTTTGATCTGAGCCACAGACTGACCATATTTCAGGTCCAGTTCCATTGCCTGCATTTGTTGTTGCATTTGCTCCATTTGCTGCTTGGCCTGCGCCAATTGCATCTGAACTTGCGGCGGGATGTCAGATTTGTCATCAATCTGCGCCAACGGGTTAAGCGTAGCCAAACGGTCTGCAATAACGTCTGCGCCTGGGAAGTCTTGGTTTCTGAAGTACAGATCGCCAATCTTTTCCATCAAAGCAGGGTCAGCGGCCAGAATCGGGCCAATGCTTGCCACGGCTTCTTGGCGCTTGCTGTCGTAGCCTGGGCCTGTATCCATCACCACATCATATTGGCCAATGGTCAGGTCATTCAGGATTCGACCTGTTGCTTCGCGTTGGTTCATTGTCAGCAACTCAGGTTTGCCATCGTCACCAATAATCCGCATCACGCGTTGTGTGTCGTAGATTTTAGGAATCAAATCCAGACAAATCCTACCAATGTGCGAGATAGAACGGGTCAGGTTGTCGTAATAGTCGTAATTGGTCAGGTCAACTTGCTGCTGTTGGCCATTCAAAGCCTTGCCAGAAATGTTGCCTTGACCTAGCTGTGCAGGGTCAAACACGCCCATGATTGCTTTGATGTCGTTATCTACACCCATAGCAGCGGCCATGATGCCAGCTTGCGGTGGCTCTGGTTGCAGACGTTGTGGCACAGGTGCAGGGCGACCTTCAATGTCTGTCTGCTTGTAGCGCAACAGCGGGAATGACTTAATGTTTGCCTGCGCCCAATCGTTTTCGTGGCCTTCGTCTTGACCTTCAGCAATTAGCCACTTAGCCTTTGGAGCCAATGCAACGCCTTCGGTGATAGAAGTCTGCCAGAAGTTGTACATACGCTGCGGGTCTTTGGCATTGCGAATCATGCCAAATTTCTTACGCTTGTCGCCCACAACCAAATGACGGCCATAAACAGGCACGATTGGAATGTAGCGGCCAGCCCATGTGCCTTCTTCAATGATTTCGTTGGCTGTTAGCTTGCAGTATTTAATGGTTTTCTTGTATGACGGGCGCTGGTCAATCACCACAATGCCAGCAGAAGCTAAACGCGCAAACAAATCTTTATCTTCTGCAAAGGTGCTTGAGCCATCACTTAACTGATACAACGTGGCTTTCTCGCGCACCGTGTAGTAATACTCAGCAAGCCTAATATCTTCTTTAGTAATCCATTCTGATTGGCTGTCACCAGTACCACGTTGCGTAAATGATGTGCCATTGCCATCATCTGCATCTGGATACAGCTTTGCAAATTCCTTTTTTGGCATCATTGTTGTAATTAAACAACGGTCAGCGTCAGAGCCATCAGGGGCAACAGAATTAGGGTCAAAGTAAACAGTAAACGGATTGTCTACGGGGTCGATAAAGATTTCTTGGTCGAATGAATCTTCTGTAACGTAGTCTGTACGCACACGGATATAGCCCCAACCCATACGAACAGCGTATTCAAAAGCGTTATCGTAAGCGTGATCGGCGTTTGAATTGACTTCAATGTGGCGAATGACCCCCTGAATAACTTGCGCGTCAACCATGTCCTGCTGCGTATTAGTAGCATGAACTTTGATGCGTGGGCGTTGTTGGCGCTGTTGGTTACAGACTTGGCGGCAATAGTTATCCACCTTGTTTACGACAATTACGGGGCGTGATTCCAAATTGCGAGAGTTTTGCAACTCCACAGGCCATTGATCGCCGCCGCCAAACTTGAGGTCTTCAAGAGCCTCTTGACGGTTCATTGTGTCGGCATCGTTTGCCAATTTCAGGAATTCAATTGCTTCTTGAATCCGTGGGTCGTAATCATCTGCCATATATGTCCTTTGACAAGTTGCCTAATTTTAGCCCATCCAGCTATTAGCGCCACCGTAATTTTGCGTTGGCCTAGTCTGCCTACGCTGTTTTGGTTCGTTAATCATCAATCCAATGTATCTAAACGCATCAGCGCCATGTGAATATTGGTCGTGAACGGGTGTTTTACTGAATTGCTTGGTATCTGGGTCTACATCGTAACGGTAGTGCCGCAGGCATTGCAACCCGTCATGGCAGTTGTCGCGGTCAAACCAGCAATTCCTAAAAATTGTTCTAGCAGCGTTGATGCTGTCCATGATTGGTGTTCTAGGAATGATCTTGGTCTTGTAGCCAGCAGCCCTAACAATTTCCTCAATGCTGCGGCCATTGCCTGCCAGCGTCTTGTTCTCAGCGTCATGCGGCAACCACAACGTATCATAGATATAGCCAAACGTCTGCATTTTGGCTAAGTAGTCGCTAATTGTGGTTTGGTTGCCTTCAATGTAGCGAATCAAGCGCGTTTCCATGCCTACAAACTGCAAGAACCAAATAGCCGTAGCGTCAGACCAACCCAAATCAAAAATAGCGTGTACGGGCTTTGTCGGGTCGTAGTTAACCTTTGTGATGCGGCCATCCAACTCAGCAAGCTGCATTTCCTTGGCAAACACAGCGCCATCAACCGTCTGGCGGCACAAACCTTCCCACACTACGTTATAGGCTTGCGGGTCACGGGCTTTTAACGCGTCTTTCTCATCCCGCAACGTGTCAGGAAACCAAGGGTTATCCGACCAGTTGATCTTTTGAACGATTGCGTTGTCAGGCTTGTGGATAACAAACCGTTGGTAGGTTTCGTCTGTCTCTAGCTCTGGGTTAAACGTAATCCATATCTCGGATTGTTCTTTGCGGATGGTAGGAATCAACACGTTCCAGCTTAAACGGCTAGTCGTTTGCGCTTCTTCTACCCAACAAATGTCCACGCCCTCATAAGACTTGACGTTTGCCACGTTGTTCTTCAGGCCGACAAAGTTAAATTCTGAGCCGTTCTTGCCCCTGATCGTGTTCTGGGTGATCTCATAGAACCCCAACAGACCAAGCGCCTCAATCTGGTCGCACAACAGCTTGTGTACTGAATCACGAATTGAGGTCTGAAACTCACGGGCGCACAGTATGCGTAACGGGTCTTTTGCTGCCTTAATCAGCAATGCCCTTGCAACACCCCAAGACTTAGCGCCACCACGACCACCGTAAAGAACCTTGTAGCGTGACTTTTCAAACAAGCATTGCAGCTTGATCGGGAACTGTGCTTTAGCTATTGCGCCCTGTAAGTCACTCATTAGGCTTTACAAAGGTGACTTGGATGCCAGCTAATAGCGGCGTTCCATCAACACCTGTAATCTCGGTCTTTGTGCTTTCACGGTACTTCTTAGGAAACCTTGCAGCCATTGACCGCGACCACAACGAAGCGTTTAAGCGGTCACTTTCTTTGTTCTCGACCATGTAAGCAGCGGCTTGTTCTTCCCACCATGCCTGCTCATAAGTCTTGGCTTCTTCCAAGGCTTGCGAAAATTCTTCATGCCGATCACGCCACTCATACAAAGTTCTTACGGGCGTATGCAAATGGAAACAGATTTGCTCAATAGATTTACCCAAGCGCCCTAGTTCTACAACGGTCTCGCAATATGCGGGGTTGTATGTGGTTGGTCTACCAACAGGGCGCTTAGTTTCAGTCATTTTTTGGCAGTCTTTGCGGCTTCTTTAAACGCTTTGGCTGTGGGTGCGCCCTTAGTGCCAGGCGTTCTCATCTTCTCCGCAGGCTTACCTTCCGCTTTTTGGCGTTCGATACGTTCCTGTTTTTTGTGAATATTGGCATAAAGTCCAGGTTTTGACATTAGCAGTTCCAGTTCTTTAATGATGCTTTAGCCCGTTCCGCTGGGCCTTTAGCGTTCTTTACTACGCCTTCCATCCTTGCACAGAAACTAGCCTTTCGGCCTTCATCTGCCTTAGTCTTTGGGTTTGGCGCTGGTGGCTTTAGGTTAGAGTTGTTTTTTGCATTGTATTCAGCACGACCTTTGGCGGTCATTCCTGCGCCTTTTTCCGTTGGATTATAGGTTTTACCCTTACCCGTGGTTTTATGCTCGATAGGCTTGTCGTGCTTTTTCATTTCTTTTTGGCCTTCTGTGCTTCACGCTTTTCGGCATAGGCAATCGCCACGGCTTGCTTGACAGGCTTGCCTGCCTTCACTTCCGCTTTGATGTTTTCTTTAAACGCTTTCGGGCTGGCTGATTTCTTCAGGGGCATCTTGCTTTTCCAGTTCGGTTAATGTCCATTGGCATTGCTGCAATGCACCATTGATTTGCATGATCTGCTGTTCCAATTCCTTGCCTTTGGCCATCAGGTCTTGAATACGCAGGTTAATTGTTTCTTTCATTTCTTTTCTCCAGTTACTACGGTTGCTTGTTTATACAGTCTTGGGCGTTTCTTTGGGTCTTTGCGTTCTAGAAGTTTGCCAATCTTCCAAACTAACCATTTGATCTTGTTCATGCTTCTTCTACAAAACAAATGTCTTGCCAACTCATCCGCAAACAAATGTCTTCACCAATTTTAATCGGCTCAAACTTCAAATATTCGTCTTTGGCTGTGTCTGCTACTGTGCCGTAATGCACTAAATCGCCCATCTTTAAACCTTGGCGCATAGCATCATCACCTAACGCAACCACATGGCCTGTGGTGAAAGCGCCTTCTACCTTGCTTAAGTCCAACAGGTCAGACTTAAAACGTTGTTCAGGCTTGACAATGATCTTGTCTCGTAATGGCTTAATGGTCATACGACACCTTTGGCGGTCTGCCCTTACGCTTTGGCGGCTCAGATACAACTGGCAACGCAAGCATATCTAATACAGGTTCTCCGTATTCCAAAGCCAAAAATTCACCGCAACGCTCGTTGGGTGATCTGTTTTGGTACTGCGGATAACGCCTACAAGTACCTACGCTGTGGCCACTATCAACAAAGTGATCGCAGCCTCTACATGATTTATCCATGATTTGCATATTCCCCATGATGTTCAGTTCTGAAAGCAACAGCAGCATTTTTTGCCACTTCTAAATCATCAAATCTACCAACAAATGTTTTTTTATTATCAACATACACTTGGACTTCCCATTTGTTTCGAGCTTTTGCCCATGAAACATTTTTTACGCCAGATGTGTTTTTGTTTGACAAACCTTTGTTTAAAAGGTTTTGAGAACGAGTTGCAGGTCGCAAATTCTCAATTTTGTTGTTTTGCTTATTACCATCAATGTGATCAATTTCAACTGGCAAATAACTATGATGAAACAAGAAAATAATACGATGCGCCCGATACATTCGGTTGTTAATCGTAATTCTCCAATAACCACGGTCACCCAATTGACCAGCCTTTTGACCAATTTTTACATGGGGTCTAGCTATTTTCCAAAATAGGAAACCATCACGATACTCAAACAGTTCGTGAAGTAAATCTTTTGACAAGCTAAAATCTATCTCAGCCATTTCAACTCCTTTTTAGTTGTTTGGTTAGAAGCCTTTGCAATCCCTTCACGGTTGCAGAGGTTTCGCTATTTTAACGGTATGCAGCTTTTTCTTTAACGTAACAAATGCCAGCAGTTTTGCCAGTATTGAACAGTTTATCTGAACCTACTTTATCTTCCATGCCTTGAGCCACGCCGCCAACAACTTTACCCATGCGGTTGCCGCTGTTGTCTGGCTTGTCAGCGCCTTTGGGTGGCGTTGCGCCAGTAGAACTTGGTGCGCCTTTGCCTGTATCCATTTTACCCATGATAATTTCCTTAAGAAAGTTGTTTGGTGACTTTATGCCGTTGGTGGCACAATGTCAATGTTATTTTAACAGGAATTCCTATGGCTACCAATTTCACAATCTCTGGCGACATGAAATCTAAAAAAACCCCAACTGGCCACTATGAACCAGAAAAACAACACAAATCAGAAATGAAGCGTATTGTTGCTGTTGAAAAAGAACTAAAAAAACACAAAAAAATGCCAGCCGCCAAAGCTCACGGCAAGTGATCTGGCCACAGGTTTTGGCCTTTTAATCGGCTTACAGTCCTAAAGTAAGCCAAGTCCCACAACATTCGGCGCTGTTCTTTACTTAGTCTTGCGCCTGAATCTAACTCTGCGTGGCAGGTTTGGCATAACGCAGCCGTGAATTCGTCACTTGCCTTGATTCCCCTGCCTTTGCCGTGTTCAGCCCAATTACTGTGCGCGGCTTGAGTTTGGTCTTCTATGTAGCAATTCTGACAAGGCAAACTGGCCACATTCTTTAAATGCTTGGTGCTGCGGTAATAGTTAAACTTTGGAATCATCATCGCATAGCTTTGTCTGTACGGTTTCCAGCGTAAATATTCGCTTTTTCGGCTTCAATTCGTGCCTGTGCTGCCACCATGAGCCAGCGGGTGCGCTCTCTTTGCTCTACTGCCGCCTGCAATGCCAGTAAGTGCTGTGTATATTTTGGGTCTGCGTAGGCTTCCCGTTCTTGGGCGGCTGTTGTTTTATGGCCTTGCAGCTCAAAATCTTTCATTAACTGCGCTTTTACGGTTTTGCGAAGTTCCGTCATGTAAACAAGTTGCGCCTCTGCTACTGCGTAACTTCCTGCATGGTCACGCAAATAATCAACAGCTTTATCAAGGTTGCTCATATCACCCCAATCATTCGTAAAGCGGCCTCTGGGCCATCAACAATACAAACTGGGCCTTGCCATGCGCCATGCCACTTAATCTGGTCTTCTGTGAGCCTCTGAGCCGATTTAGACTTATTCCCGTCTTTGACTTCCATCAAAAGATTTACCCCATTAAATGAAACCAGCAAATCAGGCACACCCTTACCCACAGCAGCTAATGATTGAACTGATGCGCCAGCAGCACGAAGCGCCGACACTACTTGACAGTGATTAGCGTCCACCTTAGCGTATTTCATTCTTTGTAACTAATCATCAAAATGCACACTAACGTAGCGACTGTTATAACAACGCCGATTCCGATCAGCAGCACAATGGTTGCAATGTTTTCAATCATTTTTTTCCTTAGTGTACGGAAATAACGTATTCACATTTTTCATTGTCTAAAGGTGGCGCAGATACAAACCAAGGTGTTCTTTCACCACTTGGTTGTTGCTCCAACACTCTACGGCAAGTGCTGCAAGGTGTTACCAGCTTGGTATCATTATCTCGCCAGCCTTCACAGCGGCAAATATCAAAGGGCAGCGTCATTCGTCAACACCGTTCATTTCAAACTCAATGCGCTCGATGGCTTTACGCTCATCTTGCCAAACTAGCTTGTCGTAATCGGCTTGGGTCATGTTAAGCCACGCTTTACTAGTTGCATCCAGTACGTCAATAACGCGCTGAATGTCCTCTGGCGACTGTTCATAATCCAACTCTGCAAATGCTTGATTCAGTTTGGTGTTCATGGCTGCTCCTTTAGGCGCTCTCGCACTTCTTCGGTGATACCTTTAAACAAGTCTTCTTTCTCAAGTTCCTCTGACCTTGCCTTGGCATAAGCTGTCCAGCCAGGCTTGCGAGCCATATTTGTTAGATGCTGGATTTGCATCTCCCTCACATTCTCCAAAGTCCAAGTCACCTGTTAGTTCCAAAGCCTTGTTAATCGTGTCTATATTATAAGACACATTATCACGCACTTGGTCAAGTATTTTTACTGCTTCGTAGTAGTTCATACTTGCGCCCCTTTACGCAACTCTGCCAATTTAGCCAGCACTTCCAAAGAAGGCGGCACAGCATTTTTTCTGTGTTCTTCAATCTTCCGCAATGCAGCGTCTTGATTTGGTGGTGTCGGTGTAGTGATATGCGCGACATCAAACTTGTTGGCAAAACTCTTAGGCGCTGATTGACTGCGTATCCAGTTACGCCATGTTGCTTGCCAATCCAATTTAACTCCACCAGTACCAGCTTTGGCAATCCAAAAGTCTTTAAAACTGTCAGCCACCGAATTGATGTTTAGGTCAGATCGTTCTTGTTCTGCCCATTCTTTCCAATCATCTGGCAAAGACCAATCGGTAGGCAAGCGCGACCCGCGCTGCGTCTTTACCTTTGGTTCTTGGTTAATGGTTATTGGTTTATGGTTATTGGTTGGTTGAACGTCTGTTGAACGTAAATCTAACGACCGTTCAACGCCCGTTGGATTCTTGTTTAACGCTCGTTTAGCTGCCGATGCTTTTCCAGCTTTAGAAGCTGTATCAAGCTGCTGGTGGTAATGCTTAATTTCTTTGTCGCAACGTGTGTGATGCCATTGGTTGTCTTTTAATGTAAAAAACATATCAAGAATTCCAAGCAATTTGTCTTGTTCTTCACGCGCATTGACCTTCATGGAAAGTTCAAACATTGAGTTTGGCAATGCTTGCTCTGTATCGTAATAAAGCCACAAAAGTTTTAAATAAATGCCGACTTCTTCGTTTGTCAAGAACGAAGTGTCCTTGATGAAGTCACCAATATGATGCTGGTAGTAGTGCATATAGCCCGCTTTTTAAAGCCCCTTTGAAAGAAACTGCGGCAGGAGAAGGGGTAACTCTTTTCAATCGGGTAATTAGTCCGACCTAGCCGTGTTTCAAAACATTATAACTTAGGAATCGTCATCTTCAAACGCTTCAGAACTTTTCTCGCCTTCTTCATAAGCAATGTTTAGGCAATCAGCAAAGTTCACATCCAATGTTGCACAGATGCTAATCAGCGAAATGCCAATCCAGCCAACCATCTTGGCCATCTTGTCTGGGCTTTCTTGATCGTTGAACCAGGCTAACGATTCCATATATTCTTGGATAGCCTCCAGATCAAAGTCTATGCTTCCGTCAAAACCGCGAGTTGCCTCGACCTGACGGATAATTTTCATTTCTGTTTCAGCGTAACTCATCTTTAAACCAATCTGGTCGTAAGACCTTTAGTTGCCATACACGGGCCTTTGGCACTACGTCTTTCCACGCAGACACCGCTGGCTGACTGATACCTAACAGTTTAGCAAGCTCAACCTGTGAGCCTGCAAGTTTGATTGCTTGTGTTTTTTCCATGCGTGAAATATAACATAACTTTCGTTAAGTTGTAGATAAACAACATTAGGGTTTGTCACTACAAAATAATTGTTGACGTATGCTTAATCTAGGTTATAGTTCAGTCATCCCGTAGCAATTAGCAGGCGGTACTTAGGAGAAACAAAATGATAGTAGTTTCAACAACACCCATTGGCCCGAAAAAAGACAGAGCTTATTGGCTTATACAGCAAAGCCCAGAGCAAACAAAAATTTTTAAAGTACAAGGCGTTGGAAAAAGTTTTATGCTGTTTGATGGTGAGCAACACTTAGTAAGTTTTCCAACTTTAACAAAATGCACAGATTACGTTAAAAACGCAACTTAAACTGTGTTATACTTCACTCATCCCGTAGCGCAATGCAAGCGGTAACTTAGGAAACAATATGAAAGATGCTTACCTCAAACCAGAACACTTTGACCATGTGTTCTACACCTACATCACCTTCTACGGCTCACAAAAAAAAGTCACTTGTGCTTTTGATGAGCCTGATGATGTCCACGTTTGGTTGTACGACAACGACTACAACATCACATACGACACCACACGCGAAGACAGCCAACGCATTGAATTATTCGCCCACGAAATTTTGGAGCAAGTATGAAACGCACCTTTTACCCTGAAATCCCCAAGATCAAAAAACCAATCTGGCCACACGTTTTGCGTGTTACCTACATTGTTGCTTGCTTTACCGTATTTATTTTAATTTGGACAGGACTATGAAAAACATTGCCACCGCACTCGTCAAAGCACAGAAAGCCTTTGGCCCTGCTTTAAAGACCGCTACAAACCCGCATTTCCGTAGCAAGTACGCAAACCTATCAAACTGCGTTGAAGCCGTTATAGACGCTTTAAACGATAACGGGATTTTCTTGTTGCAAAAGAACTACGACAGTCCAAACGGCATCATGGTGGAAACCGTGTTTGTTCACGAATCAGGTGAGATGCTTGAATGTGGATGCTTGTTTTTTCCAGCGCAAAAGAACGACCCTCAAGGCTTCATGTCGGCTTTGACTTATGGACGCAGGGCGTCTTTGATGGCCGCTTGCGGTATCGCGCCAGAAGATGATGACGGTGAATCAGCCACAAGACCAGCCAAGACTACGGTTGATTCAAACCAGATGGCTGACCACTTACTTGCAATACAAGACGCAACCGATCAGGACAGCTTGAAAACGGCTTACCAAGCAGCTTACAAAGCCTGCGGCACAGATGCCAACTGGCAGAAAAAAGTTATTGCAGCCAAAGACGCAAAGAAAGCGGCACTATCATGATTGAACAAGGCTCACCAGAATGGTTTGCACAGCGCCTTGGCAAAGTTACGGCCAGCCGTGTTGCTGACGTTATCGCTAAGACTAAGACGGGTTACAGCACCAGCCGCGACAATTATATGGCGCAGTTGGTCTGTGAGCGCATGACCAACACAGTTGCTGAATCGTTTACCAACACAGCTATGCAATGGGGTACTGAGACTGAACCACTAGCTAGGGCAGCGTATGAAGCCCATGCAGACGTTTTAGTGGATGAGGTTGCCATGATTACCCACCCAACGATTGAGGACGCTGGCGCTTCTCCTGATGGGCTTGTTGGTGATGATGGCCAGCTTGAGATTAAATGCCCTAACACAGCCACGCACATTGACACTTTGTTGTCCCAAGCTGTGCCAAGCAAGCACATAACGCAGATTCAATTTCAGCTTGCCTGTACTAGTCGCAAGTGGTGCGATTTTGTGTCTTTTGACCCAAGGTTGCCCACAGAACTTCAATTGTTTGTAAAGCGCGTCAACCGTGACGATGCCTACATTCAAATGTTGGAGAAAGAAGTTATCCAATTCTTGACTGAGTTGGATGGCAAAATTAAGAAACTAAACGAACTGAAAGAAACCAATGGCAATAATTTATGAAGTGACCGTCAAAGCTGGCGTGTACCAAAAAGACGGACAAGAAAAAATCCGCTATCAGCGCATCGGCAGCGTGATTGAGACAAAGAAAGGGCCAATGCTTAAACTTGACCAGATGCCTTTGGTTGAAGGCGGCTGGACAGGTTGGGCTTACCTTTTTGAGCCACAAACCGATGGCTACAAAGCGCCAGCAAAGTCTAAAGCGCCAGCCAGCAGCGGGTTTGATGACATGGATGACAATATCCCCTTCTAATTTTTTGGGGGTGAAAGTCAGCAATTTGCAGTTGCCATTGATTAGTAGCCCCCGTTTTTTTGCATAGGAACCAATATGTTTAAATTTTTTAGAGCAAAAACCACAGACGCAATCACCAGCTTTAAAGCGGCTGATTCCATTAAAGACGTAGCAAAAATGCACCAAGAGGTGATTGTTGCGTGTTTACAACGCTTTGGGCCATTGGGTAAAGATGGCATTGCTATGCACACAGGCTTGCAAAGCAACCAAGTGGCCAGACGCATGAACGAGTTAGAAAAACTTGATCTAATTGAGTTAACTGGAAAACAGGTAACGTCTAACAGCGGCAGGCAAGAGCGTGAGTGGCGTTTTAAGCCAGTACAACAGGAGTTAATATGAAAACAGTTTTAGTGCCTGGCGCACCTTGGCCAGACCCAAACGAAAAGCTCGTTGTTGAAAAAAGACCTAAACAACATAGCTGGCGCCACATCAAGATAGACAGCAACTATCTAGATTACTTTGCCGATACGCATAATGAGTTGCTTCAGCCTCCCAAAAAAGGCCAAGGCAACCCAAATGCGGCAAAGAATTTCGAAAAGTTTAATCTTCGATCTTCGTAACAACGTAGGTGGAGACGGTTACAGCTTCGTCTTCATCTTCTTCGTCTTCTTCTTCTTCTTCCACGATTTGTTCGTAGTCAGCAGCCCAACCATTTTCTTGTTGGAATTCAATGAACTCGCGGATTAACTCGATCTTGTCAAAGTCAGAAGTCTCGATAGTTACTTTCTCGTCACCACCCCAAGCTGAAATGTCGATTTCAATTTTGTACATGATTAGTCCTTTAAACATTGATGATTTGGCCTCTAAATTCGATCTGCCCTTCAGCCCATTTGTGAACCAACTCAGGCCACAACAGTTTCCCATCCTTAAATGACAGAACGGCGAAACCCGATCTCCAGTTCACAGGCGCGTCTTCCAAGTAGTCCATAAATTGTGGGCCATTTGTCTCAGCTAATGTCCCCGTGTCAACGCCAAACCGATTGCCGTTGTAATCTGCATAAGGCGTAACTTTAAGGCTATGCAGATGGCCTGTAACCATTGTTTTACCGCTGTTAACCGTGTTGTTGTGGGTAGCATGAACGCCGCCCTTCCAACGATGCTTAACGACCACATCTTCAGTCACCCAACATGACCAGCAAGGTTTCCACGCAGGAAAGTGGTCTTTAAGGGAAAACCCTTTAACCTGTTCGTACTGTGGTGCGTTAGCAGCTAGGCGGTTTTCAAACCTAGCGTCATGGTTGCCAAGTGTCCAAACTAAATGGACATTGTGACGGGCTTTCTTGGCGGCTTCTTCTATCTCACCCATTGACATTTCACAGGCTTTTAGTTCTTCAATGACTGATGGGGTTTTACTCCAGCCATGAGGGGGATAACGGCTAATACTAGCGCCGTCAAAAACGTCACCGTTAGCAATAACCGCCTTCGGTTGCAGTTCCTTAATAGCCCATAACAGACCACGATAAGCAGTAGTGTGGATACCTGGCCAAAAATGTGAATCAGAGAAAATAATGACAGTTCCATTTTCCACTCCGAGATAAGAACGCGCAGGATTCCTGTTTGCCTGATTGCTACTTACAGCAACGTATTTTTGTTTACTAGGATGAACATCTAGGTTGATTTTTAACCGATCTTCTATCCGTCTGCGTCTGGCGTTTACTTTTCTCTCAGAAGTACCAATGAGTTCAGCAATTTTTTTAGCTGAAGCGTGTGTATTCCACAACTCTAAAAACTCGTTCTCGCTACATAGTGGAGCAGCCATATCAATCCTTCAGTTTAAGTCGCCAAAATAAAGTGCCAGTAGCACCCCAAGGTTTACTCGGCTCAAACAATTTGAAACCTGTGGCTA